GTGCAGGTGTGACCTCATCGCCCCACCAGGTATCTTCAGAGATAGGACCGTTAAACAAAAGCTCTGTTTCCGATGTATCTTCATTTTGGATAAAGTTCCAAAATTTCTTCATTTGGTTTTCTCCTCCTTTTCTGAATTTTGATTTGCAAACGCTCCTGCATCTGCGAGTTTGGTAAAGCTGCCATTTACGAGGTACAGATTTTCGCCCTCTTCGTCTGAAAGCATATTCATATCTTCAAGTTCTCGGATGTCATTTGCCGACATCCAGCCATTTTGTCTTGCAGTAGCATAACCCTGCATACGGGAAGCATAATCGCCACGCAGAAGTCCGTCCACATTGAACTTCACGAAATACTGACCTTTTTCAGAATCAGAAAGAAGTGCTTTCTGCAAAGACTGCTCCCAGCGAACAATCCAAGGATCAAGGCTGTATTTGACGAAATCCAATGACAGATGTTCCACATTTGAAAATGTTGCATGGTCAAGGTCACCGATCATATGAAGCGGTACACGGTACATTCTTGCGATTTCTTCAATCTGAAACTTTCTGGTTTCCAGAAACTGTGCTTCATTATTTGGAATAGCAATGGGCGTGAATTTCATGCCCTCCTCTAAAACTGCGACCTTGTGGGCGTTTCTTCCGCCATAGGCTCTTTGCCAAGCATCACGCACACGTTCCGGATTTTTGATCACTCCGGGGTGTTCTAAAACACCTGACGGACTTGCACCGTTTCCGAAAAACGATGCTCCATATTCTTCACAGGCAATAGAAATGCCGATTGCATTTTTCGCAAGTGCAATCGGCGAATATCCAACCAGTCCGTCAAATCCTAAACCAGGAATGTGCAGGACTTCATCGGCGTAAAGAATGATGTCCCCCTGTTCTTTCAGATTCGGATTTGCTTCATCGTAACGGCTGTAAATGTATATCAGGCGGTTTTTTTCATCACGGTCAACCTTCATTTTGTCAGGCATTAGAGGATACAATCCCAAAACATCACCTCTGCCGTTTCGGATAATCTGTGCATAGGCATTTCCGTAGATCAGCAGATGGGACATCAGGGTTTCTCGGAATACGAAAGAAGTCATTTCAGGATTTGGCTGATCGTGGAGCAAAAAGTAAAGCGAGTGCTGTGGCACTCGCTCTTTTCCGCTATCGTTGTATTTGTACAAGTGTAGTGGCAACTGTGCAATTGCTTCCGACAGCACACGTACACAGGCATACACCGCAATATGCTGTAAGGCTGTTCTGTCGGTGACTCTTTTTCCTGCATTGCTTCTACCGAAAAAGTATGTGTATGATGGACTATCATAGCTGTTTTGAGGCTTATCTCTGGACTTGAATAGTCCGCTGAAAATCCCCATAAAATCACGCTCCTTATTATAATATCAGCATCTCTCTCGTATCATAAACCGACTCATCCGAAACACATCCACAGCGAATTGCACGGTCAAGAGCCATAATCATGGCAACTGCACCGTCAATCTTCTCTGTGGATTTTTCTTTGTCCGGCTTGATGTTTCCGGCAGGGTCACGGCGAATGAAAATATTATCCATCATCCAACGGAGGACAGGATGTCCGTTGTGGGCAAGCGTCTGTTCCAGGGTCAGTTTCATCAATTCCTTGGTCGGTGGTGACATATCTTTGTAACCCTGACCAAACTGCACCATCGTAAATCCAAGCCCTTCCAGATTCTGTGACATCTGCACAGCTCCCCAGCGGTCAAATGCTATTTCTTTGATATGGAATTTCTGTCCCAATTCCTCGATGAAGTTTTCGATAAAACCATAGTGAACCACATTTCCCTCAGTCGTTTTCAGGTAGCCTTGCCGTTCCCACACATCATATGGGACATGGTCACGTCTTACTCTGAGCGGCAAAGTTTCCTCCGGCAGCCAGAAGTAAGGCAAAATGTAATAATGCTCGTCATCATCTGTTGGAGGAAATACCAAAACAAAAGCTGTAATATCTGTTGTACTGGAAAGGTCGAGTCCACCATAGCAGATTCTTCCTTCGAGTTCGGATTCATCAAAAACGACCTTGCATTTATCCCATTTTTCCATCGGCATCCAACGCACCGCTTGTTTTACCCACTGATTCAAACGCAGTTGCCGAAACGCATTTTCTTCACCGGGAGTTTCCTTTGCAGAATTACACGCAGCCACCACCTTATCCATGCCGATGGTCTTATCCAGACTTGGATTTGCCTTTTTCCACACCTTGGGGTCAGTCCAGTCCTCTGATTCATCTGCACCATAGATAACCGGATAGAAAGTCGGATCATGCTTTCTGCCTTCCAGAATGTCCTTTGCCTTTTGATGAACTTCATAGCAGATTGAATTTGTGTCCGTTCCGGCTGTGGTAATCAGGAAATACAAAGGCTGCATTCTGGCATCGCCGGAACCTTTGGTCATAACATCGAACAGCTTTCGGTTCGGCTGCGTATGCAGTTCATCAAACACAACCCCGTGGATGTTGAAACCGTGCTTGGAGTAGGCTTCTGCCGAAAGCACCTGATAGAAGCTGTTGGTCGGAATGTACACGATACGTTTCTGTGAGGTCAGAATTTTTACTCGTTTGGAAAGGGCAGGGCACATTCGCACCATGTCGGCAGCCACATCAAAAACAATGGCAGCCTGTTGGCGGTCGGCAGCACAGCCGTAGACTTCCGCACGTTCTTCGCCGTCACCACAAGTAAGCAGCAGGGCAACCGCAGCGGCAAGCTCTGATTTGCCATTTTTCTTCGGGATTTCAATATATGCTGTATTAAACTGACGATAGCCATTCGGTTTCAGAATGCCGAACAGGTCACGGATAATTTGCTCCTGCCAGTCCAGCAGTTCAAATTTCTTTCCTGCCCAGGTGCCTTTGGTGTGGCTCAGGCATTCGATAAAGGAAACAGCATAATCAGCCGCCTTTTTATCATATTTTGAATCTTTCACCATAAAGCGTGTTGGTTTAAATCTTGCCATTGTTCTCACCTCCCGCCATAATATCTGTATATTTCACCCTTTTGTTTGACTTTTTCAAAACAAGAAAATAAGAATGGAATTTTCTCGCATGACGTTGATTTTTTAACTGCCACTTAGCGGTCAATCTGCTTTTAGCAAGGAGCACAAAAATATCCACAGGATAAAATCCTATAGATATTGCTTGGTTTATAATAAAAACATGACTCAGATACTGAGTCCCACTGCTTACCTTGTCTTGGCATTTGAAAATCAGAATACCACTTTCAGCAAGAATACGATAAAACTCTTTCATACTGTCCGTATAGAACTGATGTAGTGATTTTTCATCTGGAAAAACGCTGAATCGTTTGTTGATAATATTTCCGTTTTCTTCTGTAAGTGATTTTCCTTTTGTAGCTAAAAAGGGCGGGTCAAATATGATACTGTTCAATGATTCTGATTCAAGAGGAAGATTTCGGCAATCGGCTGCCTTTACATTTGAGGATCTTGGGTTTATGTCAAAGCGATATTCAGGGAAAAGATGTTCTTTGTAGAATCCACCGTAATCAAATGTTGCATCACATTCTATTTTCCCACTTGGAATATACAGTCTGATAATATTATTTATTATCTCTGATTGATTAAATGATATGCTTTTTATCAAGTCGTCTTCTCACCCCCAACAAAAAAGACCTGCCAAAAAGCAAGTCTGCATCGTTTATTTTAACGCCCTCATGAGGCTGTTTTTTAATCGAGATTCCATTCCCATTGTAACCATGTTACCATACAAATTCAAGGATTGCAAGCGGCTAAATGAACAGAAAAAAACGCCGAAATATCTGTGGTTTCTTGTGTATCATACACGAACAAAAATCAGGTATACGACCACCAGAGCCTTTCGGCTCCGGCTTTTGGGATTTGGTTTTAGAAGAATCAATTGTACTGTTTCAGCAGGATCGCCAGTGCAGTTTTGGTTTCCTCATCCTCCGGCGGAATATCCATGCCCCGGTCGAAATTGAACACCGTTTTGCCATTCCGCCGCAGGGAGATTTTCGAGGTTCTCCCTTCCTCATATCCAAAAGTGGAAGGCTCCTCATAATGTTTCACCCAGTAGTGAAAAATGCTCGTTCCTACCTGAATCGTTCCTTCTGTCCACATTGTTTTTTCCTCCAGTTTTCGTTGTTTTTTCCTCTTGGCATGATGTATATTACCATAACCGCCGAGAGAAGTCAACGAAATTTCCGGCATATTCTGCACAAAGAGGAAGGCAGAAAATTGTGTATGATACCAACCAAAAAGCAAGCCCCACGTTGCCCTGTGTAGGGCGTTTGTGAGAAAGGAAAAACCACTCGGAGGAAACAAAACTACGCCGGACAGGGGCAACACAGCGGCTGTACGAGCCGCAGCCTCCTTGATTCAGGGGCTGCTTGGAGCGTGCAGGAAAGCTTATCGTGTGATTTTGAAATCGCCGTAGTAGAAATGGTTTTTCCTGATGTAATCCGTCATCCAGTTTTCGGCTTTTTCAAAGTCGTCAAACTCTTTGATCACCAGCCATTCCTGCTTGCCGGGGGTGTAAATGTGAATCCCATTTTCCACCCTTTCGGTTGCTGTTCCTGTTACCGTCAATGCTTTTACTTTCCATGTTTTTGCCATTGTGTGTTCCTCCGTTTTTTTGTTTTTCCCTTGCGGTAACTGTATATTACCATACTTTCGGAGGGATAGCAAGCCGCTAAACGTACAGAAAAAGCGATGGAATTTCGGCACTTTCTTGTGTATCATACACCAACGAAACAAGAGCCCTTGTGCCACCCTGTGTGGGGCATTTGTAGGAAAGGGAAAACCACTCGGAGGAAACAAAACTACGCCGACAGGGGCAACACAGCGGCTGTACGAGCCGCAGCCCCTTTCGGGGCTTTGGTCTTGGGTTGTGGGTTTTGGATTACCGTCCGGTCTGGCACACCTAACAGGTGCCCGTTCCCTCTGTCCCTTCGGGACATCTCCCCACCCCGTGGGGAGTCACCCATTCAAATTCGCAGGCTGCCTCGTACTCCTCATCGAAAAGGGCATCGTCATCGATTTCCTTTTCCGTAAAGTCGATGCTGTCGATTTCCTCAAAGGTCGTTCCGTTTTCCTCGGCATCTGCCTTTGCAAGGCTTTCTGCGTTTTCCTCAACCCATGCGGTGAATTCCTCGTTGTCCATCCTGTCCTCGTTTTCAATCTCCAGTTCGTATTCGTAGTCCGCATCGAACCAGATGATGACCGCCTTTGTGATTTCGGTTCTTTCGTTCCAGTCCGTTCTGTTTGCCTTTGCTCTTGCCTTTGCGATTCCGTATGATACCATTGTGTTTTTCCTCCAAATTTCGTGGTTTTTTGGTTGTTTTCCCTTTCGGTAACTGTATATTACCATACCTTTCGGCGTATAGCAAGCGGCTAAATGTACAGAACATAAGGCGATATTTTCGCTGTATATTTGGTGGATCTGACACTGGATAAACTTGCTTTTCTATGGTAAAATACAGTACAATGGAAAAGGCATCTCGGAAAATCGCAGCTACCAACCAAGCCCCGCACAGTTCGCCTGTGTGGGGCTGGTTTTGACTTTGGGCAGTTTTTCGGCAAGTGCTCTGAAAGCCCACACAGGGCAAACAGGGCGGTTACATGGGGAACTTTCGGTGCATTACAGACAGGATTTTCTCCCGTTCCTCCGTGGAAACGCCGATGCTTTCCAGTGCCTGCCGAATGCCGCAGTCCGGGCAAATGGGCGTTTGGTTGTCCGTTCTGGAAAGTGCAGGCACACCAGAATATGACTTTCCGCAAAGTGGGCAGATTGCCGAAATTGGCTTATCCGTTTTCATGGTGGTACACCTCCCGTTCGCTGATGTCCATGGCTTTCCGCAGGTGTTTCATGTCAAAACCGAACTGGCGGTATCCGTCCACACAGGTGCGGATGTAGGCAGAAGTGGGAATGCCCAGTTTCCGTTCCTTGTGCATGATGTACACAAAGGCGGTCAGCTTTTTTCTGGTTTCTGCAAGGGGAAGTTCCAGTTCCGTTTTGTAGTAGAAATGGGGATACCCCTCATAGCGGTCAAGGGCAAGTTCATCTCGTTCCGAAACCGACCAGACTGCTGCCGGAACGATACAGCCCTGCTTGGGCTCGATGGTCAGATAGGAGCCGGTCTTGCTTCCTTTGAACAGCAGCTGGTAATTTGGGATCTCCGCAGTTCCTACAATTCTGGCATCCGGGCAACGGAACTGCATCTGTTTCACGTTCAGATTGCTGCCGTAGGCAAGGTAAAACTTTTTCATGTGATCAAATCCTTTCTGAAAGGGATACCCTTTCACCACCATAAGACCGCCGAAGCGGTCTGGTGTAGCTGGTAGCAAAAGGCTGTCCCTTTATCTGCCGAACCGGAAGGCGGCATCGCCGTCCAAGTTTCTGGTAAGGAACGTTCTGGCGGTGGCGAACTCCTCGCCGACCAGCCCCAGCCGAATCAGCCATGTCCGCATGGCGAATTTCGGGTTTTCCGTTTGCTGTGGTTTTGGGCTGGCGGTTCGCAGTCCCTTTGCCATTTCGGAAAGGGCAAGGCAAAGTTGTATGTAGCTTTTCAGCTGTCCGGCATGGAGTCCGTTTTTCCTGCCGTTGGCAGGCTTGTCGAATTGAAATAACCGGAATTCGATTGTGCCTTTTGTAAAAGTTGCATGATAGTTCAGCATATGGTATCGGCTGTCGTTGTAGTGCTGATTTCTGCCGTAATTTGCACCGTTCGCCGTATACCAGATGTCTGCGAACTGTGCCATGTTGGTGGGCTTTTTCCGGTTCAGCTGTTCGATGAATTGGGGATTGACCGTTCTGCAATATCGGTTCATTCTGCCTTGGTCGATTTTCAGGGCGTCTGCAATCAGCCGTTCATGGCTCGCCATAAGGTTGGCGAGGTTTCGCAGGGTTTGCGGTGTGTGTCCGTTTGCTCCAATGTGAATGTGTACTCCGGCTCCGATGCCTGCATGGCTGATTGCTCCGGCTTTGCGAAGCTTTCTGACCAGTTCCTGTAAGGTTTCAATGTCCTCGTATTTCAAAATCGGCGTGACCAGTTCGCACTTTTCGGCATCGCATCCTGCAATGCTGACGTCTTTCTGGAATTTCCATTCTCTGCCCTGTGCATCCCAAGCCGACCAAGTGCTGTAGCCGTTTCGGCTGGCGGTGTATTCGTATCTGCCTGTGCCGAAATGGTCGGCGGCAAGCTTTGCAGCTCGCTCTCTGGTGATGTGGTTCATCTCAATCTCCACGCCGATGGTCTGCTTTTTCAGGTTTTCAATCTGTCTTTCTGTTTTAGCGTTCATAATGTTTTCCTCCGTAGTTTCGGGTTTTTTCCCTTTTGTTGTAACCATATTAACTCTAAACGGAGGAGATAGCAAGCGGCTAAATCTACAGAAAATGAGGTCAAAAGATTGTGTAGAATACACCCTTGCAATCCTTGCGATTGTATGGTAACATACCGTACAATGGAGGAGGTTTCGCTTTATTTTTTCGCCTCGGATACGGTCTGGAAACTATCGATTTCGGGAATCAAAGCAAGGGAAGAACCATTCTCCCACCGCATATGAATAGAACCCGCATCGTCAATATGTGTAACCTCGCCGACTGTTCCGGGAAGAAGCGGATATGTTTCATTCCGCATAGAAATCAGCTGTAATTTTGTCCCTTCTGGATACTGCTTTCGGAGTTGCTCCAGATATGATTCACTCGGAAATTGCATCCGTATCACCAACCTTTCTGAATGCGGAATTGCCAGACAGATGCCGAAGAATGACCTTTCTTGCCGCCTTGAATTCTGCACCCACCAGTCCCAGACGAATCAGGAAACACCGCATGGTGTACTTGGGATTGTCGGAGGTGTCCGGTTTGCGGTTGATGCGGCTCTGGTTCTTGGCAAATTCGTAGAGCATGGAGATGAACGTACAGTAGGCATCTGCATCACCGTCTTGCTCTACTTTGAACCATGGAAATTCCACCTTTTCATCAGACAGAATGATGTCCAAACAGTCGGTTTGAAAAGCAGCATGAAAAAGGGCAGCCTTGTTTTCGCAGAGCTGCCGGAGATTACCGAGCGTATGCTCCGTGAAGAAATCGGCTGGCATCTGCACCGTCAAGCCCTTGGATTCCGGTTCTGTGGTGTCCGGAACAGCATAGCCCCGACTTGCCAGTTCAGCAAGAAGCCGTTCTGTTTCCTTACGGTCGGCTTGATCGCTGATTTCCAGATCACCGGACTTGGTAACGGTGTAGCATTCCCCGATTTTGTAGGCACAGGTGGGCATATACTGATATTCTGCCGTTGTTCCAATGATCATGGCTACCGCCCACGCCAGTTTCTTTCGTTCATTTCCAGCCAATCCAAATTTAATTATCATATGTTTTCCTCCCGATTTTCGGTGATTTGCCTTTCGGCAGTACATATGTTAACTCTTTTTTCCACAGATAGCAACTGTGAGATGTGTAGAATGTTTCGGCGGTCATTTGTAACAGATCACAAATCTGCCCAGACGATTCCGGCAAGCACAAAAACAGCTACATTCAGACAGATGCCATTCCCCCAAAGGCGGTACTCTGCTGCATCACGATATGGATCTTGCAGCCATTTCTGTACCATCTTTCGGCTTTTGGGACGGCTCTCCGGTTTTACCGCTTTTCGGTATTCTTCAAAAATAGCTGCCCATCGGTCGATCTCTTCTTCTGTGGGATTTTCCGATGACAGGTCACTGCACCATTGATCCGGAAATCCCTGCAGTCTTGCACATTCCTGCGGTGTCAGTCTGCGAACTGCATAACCACTGGAAACGATACTGGGGTCTTTGTGGTCCCGTGCCAGCAGTGTAGGGGTCGTTTCCCGAAATGCACTGCTGAAATTTCCCGTAGAAGCAGCATACACTGCATGATGGTCAGTGGCATTCAAAGTGAAAGCGACCTCTTTGTTGACACCGCCGCCCTGCGGTCCGTTTTGGTCAGACCGACCGATCATTGAACCCTGCAAAGCATAACTTTCCAGCACAGCAATACCGCCTTGATTTTTGGCTGGTGACTGATCGCTGGTGTCCAAAGTACGGGCAGTATCTGCCTCATAAATGCCACTGTGCGGATTACCGGAAAGCATGGCATTGCTGGAAAAGGAACTGATACCGTATGCTTTTGGCTGAAATACAGTCTGGTCATTGTTGCAGGACAGCGTAGCAGATTTGTTTTCCTGTATCAAACTGCCTTTTCCACCGC